TATTTCTTTCTTATCAACATACAACCCAGCTATCTGACCACGCCTGGTCTCCGCAGCTACGGCAGCGTTCCAATTACCTGAAGCAGACGCCTGGTCTCTAATTCTTGCCAATGTAGACAACGATCTTTCCTGAGTACAGCGATACCTATCAACATTTGCTCTAATCTCTGAATCAATAGCTTTTGCAACAATAGGATACAACTCAGGGTTCTGCAGCCTGGATGCCAGCTCAGTAGCACTCTTTTTGCTGTAACCAGCTTCTATTGCACACTGCGATGCAGACTTCAAACCCTCTGAATGAACAATCAAAAGAATGAACTTTCTCTGTTTTGGTGTTATCTTAGGGTGAAACAACGCTTCTGACAAAGGTTGTGGTATATATACGTCCTTGTTTTCTTCTTCCATAATGCACCTTTTCAATAGATGTTTTCTTCAAATTAATTTTATATTACTAAATAATTCCTTAAAATGCGAGTTTTTTTCGTAAAATATAGATACTTTGTAACTTGTAAATAATTGTAAGTTACAAGAAGTTACAAAAAAAGGTAAGTATTCTGCTACTTGTAACCTTGTAACCTTGTAACTTGTATTTTACTAAAAAAATAATTTAAAAAATAAAATGGTAGAAACATCTATAGAGAACGACGTTTATGCAAACATCTTTGGATCTTGACTAACAACTCTTAATGCTTTTTCTAAAGCTTCGCGTCCATCAGTTATAATAATTTCCCATTCTTCTGCAGTATATGCTCTATCGTGTTTTGGATTGTAAAATTTTACGTTGACATCACCACAATGGCGGCACTTATAAACTTTTCTTACTGGGCTTTCTGGTAGCTGTGTGTACATACCTTTTTATCCTTTGTAACGGAAATAAAACCACATTCTCGGGTAAATTTTCTTTGAAGTATATTGAATCCATGACTCTCATGTTTTCTAATCTATCGTATTGACTCGTGGTCCGTGATGCGAGGATCGCGTCCAATAAGTCTCTCTGCTTTAATATCTCTTGGTCACTCATAAACACCTGTTTCAGCCCCCACCCAGCGATACTGGTGCAGGGGCTAAATAAACAATTATAGTGGTAATTATAATTGAATATGGGATTTAATGCAACTAAAAGGGCGGTTCTCCCTTAAACTTTACAACAGGGTTACTTTCCCGAAATCGTGTAGTTTTTGAATGATTCGGGGTCCAAGGGCGGTCCATAGTAGATCGCGATGGAATCTTCAGCGCCCTCTGTCCACGTTTGGTGGTAGTGCTTAGTTTCATCGAGTTCCCCTTGTGAGTCACAAACCTTACACTGTTCAATTGATGTCTCTGCTTCAAATGATAATCTATGATACCCATTACCTTTACAATGATGACATATAATCATATCGCCTCCATAATATTTTTCTAATGCGCTCCCATCTCATACGGGTTGCAACTTCTTTCCAAGTTTTTGGTTCGCGAGGCGCGGTCTTTGATACTTTCGCATACTCACGAAGTAATCGTTCTTTCAGTGGCGTCTTGCGGCCCATTCCATACCTTCTTTCTCTTTCGCTAATTTCTCCGCTGCAACGCGGTTCGTTAACTCTTCTACTTTTGCCTCGTACTTGCGTTTCATGGATAGTCTACCAAGTATAATACCCAACACAAACACGCCTACGATAGCAAGTATATGCCAAAAATGAAACATACATCCTCCTTTTTCAATCAGTATTATTTAACAAATTATAACATCTAAGACAGTACCAAACGTAAATAAATTTACCTTCTTCAGCGCCCATCATGTTATCGGTTAAGTATTCACGGCTACAACTATTGCAGCACTTTTTTTCATACTTCCATTCTGGTTTAAACTTTCGGTATGACTTAAACTTTGGCATTATGGTTTGTGTTCTCATGCCGCTAGTTTTCTTTTCTTAGCTTCTTTCTTTACTAAATATGTTATTTGCATACCTGCGGACCGATCGTCCTCTGATGCTATCTTTTTCAACAATTTATAAGTATCAATGGCGACTGCCACACTTTTAAATTTCTTGATGTTCATCCTGTCTCCTTTAATTTATGTGGCAACTTTGAATAATGTTCCTGCATTTCGACGTCACCAAAATCAAAAGCAGATTGTTCGGGTTCGTGAGCCACGGGCGGTGTAAACTTACGCCCTGAATTATTAGCTAGGTTACTCCACTCTAATGCAAACTCCATAAAAAGTTTTGCCATTGTTTCATCACCTAATCTTTTCGCATCACGGGCATTTTCTATGTAAGCTTTTGCTCGTGTCAAACGTACCCCAAGACGAAATCCCTCTTTGAATGTCATCTCATAGTCTTTTTTAAGTTTCATTTCTTTCTCCTTCATTAAGTGAGTAGGGGGGTTCTTTGACTACCCCCAACCTTTTCCCGACAAGTCAATATTTCCTATATTAACTAGTACTTCAGTACCACCCTTTGACATTTCAAGCATTTGCTCATATCGATCATCAAGTGTGCCTTACTACCTTGTTACAGTTGTTCAGCCATACTCGGAGAATGTTGCACCATTCTCATTTAATGGGATAATATAAGATTACGCTTTTGTTGTCAAATGAAAAATAGTGGGATATTCATTTAATAAAGTACCCATAGTTTTTATAAGTTTTTCAACGTAATTAGGATCAATTGCGTATTTATGTAAAGTTTTAACCACAGCTATAGGATCAATTTCTCCAGATATATACTGTTTTACTAACAGGTCTTGGTATTCTTTAAAATTTGGATGCGAATTTAATACATTAATATAATCCGCAACTGATTCACATTTTTTATCATATGCACGAATCATAATACTAGGATTACCTAATGCTTTTAAATGTTTTGACGTTGGGTCCGTTTCAATGAGACCATAAAAATTATTACCTTCTTTAGCAAATCTAGATTGTCCCCAATCAGATTCTAAAACTGCCTGACCTACACTAATTAAAATAATAACACGCTCTGTTGGCGGTATAAAAGTATTAGCTAATAAAGTACAATCAGTAATTCCTTGAACAAATTCTTTTTTATTTGAATATTCAAAATCAAAATTATTAAATGTCGTTTGACAAAATAAAAACAAAGTTAAGCATAAAGATTTCATTAATCACCTGCATCACCCCAGTTTTTACCGCACTCTACATCAACTTTACTTGGTACAGCGAGTTCAACACAATTTTCCATAATGTCTTTAATCTTATTCTTATCTGCATCGCTTGCAACAGAAAAGTCTAATTCATCATGTACTTGTATATGCGCCAGGTAGCCTTCTTTATCTAACTCTAGCATTGCCTTTTTTGTTTGATCAGCTGCAGAACCTTGTATCAATCTATTTAATGCTTTGTAGGTCCAGGCACGTTTAATCATATGTTCGCCGTATTGTTGTTGAGCTTCAGCTAATGGTAAAGACTTCTGTCCCCATTCATTCGTTGGTTCCCATTGATCAAAACGACATCTTCTACCCTCTAATGTAGATAGATAACCTTTTTTACCAGCTTTATTCATTGTATCATTCATCAATTGCTTAACAAATGGTACGCGTTCGTTGTAACTTGCAAGTAGTTCACTTGCTGTTTCTAAGTTAACACCAAGCTGTGACATCAGTTTACCTTTACCCATGCCATAAAATAGTCCTAAATTAATTGTTTTAGCCTGCTTACGAGGTATATCAGCCATCTCCGATACCATTGTATGAAAATCTGTTTTCTCATCCTCCTGATACGAATCTACAAACTTACCTGCACCTGTAAAGTGCCGTAGGCTTGCGTAATGTACGACGAGCCGTGGTTCTTGTTGCGAGTAATCAAAGATACCCCACTCACAATCTTTCTCAGGTATAAATATACTTCTGATCAGTGGGCCGAGAATACCGTGCCGTGCTGGTATTTGCTGTAAGTTCGGATTACTATAACTGAACCTACCTGTTACCGTTCCTCCTTGGTCCGATCGCATCTGATGTATTTCAGCATGTATCCTGCCTCGGTACGAATGCTTGGTGATACTCTCAATGAACGTTGTCCTCGCTTTGTTGATCTCACGACATTCCACAACCATCTTAGCGAGAGGGGAATCATGTGTCGAAAGAAAG